AACCATTGCACAAATGGAAGCGCCAGAAACAAAAAAGAAACGTAAATAAATGGCAAATTATAGACTTGTAACAGGACCAACTACTGAACCTTTGACTTATTCAGAGGTAAAGAACTTTTTGCGTCTTAATGATGATAGCGAACAAGCTTTTGTTACAAGTTTAATAACTGCTGCAAGGCAATTAGTAGAAGATAGGACATGGAGACCATTAATAAGTCAAATATGGGCTATGCAATTTGATTATGAAGAAATAAATTATAGCATTTTCTACATTAACAAATCGCCACTACTAAGTGTTCAAAGTGTAACTTATTTTGATGAAAACGATGCTTTACAAACATTAGCCGCTAGTCAATATGAAGTTGATATTTATGGCAGCCCAGCAAGGTTTAGGCTGATAAATATTCCAGAATTGAAGAAAAGAATGAACGCACTACAAGTTAATTTTACTTGTGGATATACAAACGCAGCATCCGTGCCGCTACCAATAAAGCAAGCAATGTATTTAATTATTGGTCACTTATACGAAAATAGACAAGATGTTGTTACGGGAACTCAAGTACATGAGATTCCAGATAGCAGTAAATACTTATTAGAATCTTATAGAAACAACTTTATTTTTGCCCCACTAATTTAAAAACAATATTATGTTAAGTTTAATCGGAAAAAAAGTAGTAAGCGTAACGCCAAGCGATACGGTATCAATCACAGATGAGTTCAACACACCGAACACGGTAGGCTCATTGTACATTGGAACAGGTGGTAACATAGCTGTTATGCCTTGGTATAATGGTGAAAGCAATAGTGCATCAACTACTGGTGTTTTAGGTGCCAAGATATTTTTAAATGTGCCAGATGGTACTTTTTTACCTATCGGATGTACTAAGGTATTTGCCACAGGAACAACTGCAAGTAACATTCTTGCAATTATAGAATAGTAACAAATTAAAATAATAAATATATGCCAAGTTCAGGACCTATGAATGGAACAGCCGTTGTGCTGAAAATAAACGGTACTACCGTTGCAAAACTAAAGTCAAACACTATGAACTTTAGCCGTGCTTTAATCGATGTAAGTAACAAAGATTCAGGTGGGTGGAAGCAATCAATTTATGGTCAAGGTTCAGGAACCTTTGACTTTGAAGGTGTATTTGATGAAGTTGGAAATTGGGGATTTAGCCAAGCATTTTCAGCTTTAGCCGCAAAAACTAATTTAGTTGCTCGTTGGGCTGCTGCTACTGGTGACATTTACTACGAAGCAACTTGCCAAATCACTTCAATTAGCGAAAGCGCACCAATGGAAGATGCAGTAACTTTTACTGGTACTTTAGAAATGACTGGCGCACCTACAACAGGTATTATGTAATGAGTATTAACTTTGGCAAATACGACCAAAGAGTCGAAATATTGAATTATACCCAAACTCGCTCCAGTGATGGTGGCGAGTTAAGGGTGTATTCAGTACTCTACACTGTATGGGCTAAAGTTACTCCCGTTGGTGGTTCAGAAACGCAGCAAAGCGATGAAAAGGTTGCAAACATTATTATTGATGTTGATGTAAGAGCGACTGGATTAACGCTGAACGAAACTATGCGAATGAATTGGAGAGGTAAAACTTTTAACATCACTTCAATTGATGAATTTGGTTTAAGATTAAACGAAGGCTACAAAATAAGAGGAATAGCAAAAGACAATGTATATTAGTATGGTCATAAAAGGTATGGATAAAACCATCCAAATGCTATCTAGAACTGAATGGCTAGAACCAACTGATATTGATAGGGTTGTTAGAAGTGCAGCTCAACCAATGGTAGATGCTATTAAAGCAGGTTATGGCAAGCACACTAAAACTGGTGCTTTAAGAGATTCAGTAATGGCTTTTAGGCGTAATAGAGCAAAAGGTGAGCCATATTTTACTTACTTTGTTGGTCCAAGATATACTGGTTCAAGTAGCTTATATTCTTATGGCGGTAATGCTGCTCACTTACTAGAATATGGTACAGTAGAAAGATATAGAGCCAATACTAAATTAGGTGGAGTAGGTAAAAGAGTAAAAGGCAAATCTACGGGCATAAAAGGCGTTTATGGAGCTAAAATATCAACTGGTTTGGTAAAGCCTCATGGTATTATTAGAGCAGCAGTAGATAGCACCAAAGATAGGTGTACTCAAATAATGACTAAGGGAATAAACGAATTAATTAGAAAACAAGCAAAAGCGGAAGGTTTACAAGTAGCATGACAGTAGATAGTATTATATTTGGAATATTAAATGGTAATAGTGCTGTTACGGGAGTAGTTGGTAGTAAAATATTTCCAAGCCAAGCTCCTCAAACAACCTCATTCCCTTTTATTGTATTTGAAACTATTTCAACAATGCCAAATAATACAAAGTCTGGTCCAAGTGAAATGGACCAATACAGAATACAAGTAACTACATTGTCAACAGAAAATAACCAAGCTAATGATATTGCAGACAAAGTAAGGTCAGCATTAGACTATTATAAAAGTGGGGATGTTCAGTTGATAAGTTTTCAAGCACAAAATAGTGCATTTGATAACATAAGTGGTCAAGATGGTATATTTTTGAAGTATCAAGATTATTTTTTAACATTAAGTAGATAAACATGAAAATCACAATTAACAACAACGAGCATGAGTTTAAATTTAGTTTTTTAGCAATTAGAGAGCTTGAAAAAGTTACTGGCAAAAAATTAAATGAAGTATTAAAAGGAATGGAAGAAATCTCTAACGCTGGTTTAGATTTTTCAATTGTATTAGATATTGCATATTGCGGATTAAAATTTACAAGCAATCCAAAGACAATTGAAGAGGTTGGCGAGTTATTAGATAATGGCAGTAAAAACGATTTAGAAGCCGTTTTAACGGGTTTTATGGAAGGTATTAACAAATACCTACAAGTTGACCCAAACTCGAACAGCCAAGCATCCTAGACTATTGGGAATGTTTGGCTTTATCGTGGGGTTGGAGTTATGACCGAATTTACACATCAGATTTTAGAGAATTTGCAATGTGTTTGCAAGGGCATAAAATAACAGAATTTGAACGCACTAAAGTGCTTTACGAGGTAGGTAGATATACTGCTTCAAGAGTTTTAACCGTTCATAAGAAAAAAGGTTCAATTCCTTTAGATTGGTGGAGTTTTAATTGGGATGCAAAACCAAAAACTAAAGATGATTGGCTAAAAGAAAATAAACAATTAATTCAAACTTGGGATAAGTTGAGCAAAGCGTAATGGATGAAAAAATAAATGTACTTATTGGGGCAAATATAGAAGGTTTAAAAGCCGCCTTAGCCGAATCTGGTAAGAATTTATCTGATTTTGGAACGCTTGCTCAACAAGCGCCTAAAAGAGCTAAAACTGCTGTTGACCAATTAAACCAAAGTTATAGAGATGCAGCAAGAGACCTTAAAAACTTGTATTTGACTCAAGGTCAAACAAGCGAAGCATTTTATGAGGCTGAATTAAAAGTTAAAAACTTAAAAGTACAAATTCAACAATTAAATGACGTTGTTGGTCAAACTGGTCAAATAGCAGCAGGTAGCGGTGGCGCTCAGCAAGCTACAAGAGGTTTTGATATGTTAGGCAACTCTGTTAATCAATTAACTAGAGAAATGCCAGCGTTTACATACTCAATGCAGACTGGTTTTATGGCTATTTCCAACAACATCCCAATGTTTGTTGACCAAATTAATAACGTAAGAAGAGCAAATGAAGGATTAATTGCTCAAGGAAAACCAGTACAATCAGTATTTAGTCAATTAGCCACTGCTATATTTTCTTGGAATAGCGCAATAAGCATTGGAGTTACTTTATTATCAGTTTATGGTGAAAAATTAATAAACTTTTTTACAGGTGCAAAGCAATCAAAACAAGCATTAGAAGACTTAACAAATTCTCAAAATGATTTAAACGAGAAAATTAAGTTATATTTAATGACTGACCAAGAAAAAGAAATATATCAGGAAGCTAAAGCCCATAAAGAAGTTACTGATGGCATCAAGGCTAGAATTAAAGAAACTGTGGTTTTAAAAGACCAATATGGTCGTGTATCTGATGAAATTAGAGCTTTAACATTTGAAGAAGTTTTCGCAAACGAACAAGCTAAAGAAGATTTAATTACAGCAGAACTAAGATACCAAGAAAGATTATTAGAAATAAAACAAAATTACGCAAAAAAACCATCTACTGAATATGATTTGAGAATGCCTGTTGTAATAGACTTAAAAGAAGGCGTTAGAGAAGGATTTTTTTTAGATTATACAACTAAACAAATACAAAAGAAATTAAAACTTTGGAGATTAGAATTAGGAGCAGAACTTCAAAGAGGAATGACTCCAATTGACATTAGTGATTTTATAAAAAGTGTAGAAAAACCAATATCTGAATTAGAAAAAAAAATAGGAGGATATTCTGATTTAATAGCAGAGGCTTTAAGTGGAATAGGTGTTGCATTTGGTCAAGCATTAGTTACTGGTGAATTTGAAGATGGTGCAAGGTCAGTTCTTAAAATGTTAGGTCAAATAGCAATTAAAATAGGTTCTGCAATGATTGCTATTGGTATACCTATGTTAGCATCGGTATTAACAGCCGCAGAAGGTAAAAAATTAATTGGCGGGGGTATTGCATTAACAATAGTTGGAGGAGCTATGATAGCTGGTGCTAATATTCCAAAAAAATCTAGCACTCAAGGTGGTGGGGGCGGTTCGTCTGGAGGTTATTCATCAGGTAGCTCAGGAGGTGATATTCCATCATTTAACCCTACTGGAATGATGATAAGCATTGATGGACTTGTAAGAGGTAATAATATTGTTGTCGCATTAGACAACCAAACACGAATGAATAGGAGAGTAAGATAATGGGAGTAAGATTTACAAGCAGCTTTTATTCGACTTTACAGAATGTTTATTGGACTTGCGAGTTAATAGATGTTAACTATCCCAGCACGGGTGTTTCTCAAGCAATAGAGTTATTTGGCGAAGGATTTGAGATTGACTACCAACAACAAAGTGATGAAAGATTTGCAGCTATTAAAGGTAGCGATTGCAAGCTAAATTGCGTAATTACAGACAACCAAACAGGCGTAAATTTATTAAGTTGGATTAATTCAACAATAAACGCAACTAAAGAAGACCAATACTTTTTAAACATTAAAAAGAATAACGAACCATTTTGGTATGGTGTAATTTTATCCGACTTAAACACTAGGGAAGATGAAAGTAGACCATTTCAATATGTTATTACTGCAACAGATGGTTTAAAGCGATTAAGCACAAAACCTTTACAACTTGTTACTGATGAAATAGCAAATTATACGGGTAGAATTAGATTTACTACTTTTATATACGAAATACTTAAATTAACTCCATTATACTTAACTGATACAACTGTTTTATTTAGTACGGTTGTAAATTGGTACGAGGATGGAATGGGTAGCGTTACCGACATAAAAGACCCATTAGAATACTCTAAAATTGCTGCTAATACTTTTAGCGTAAAAGAAGAAAACGAAGAAAGAGTTTCAATGAGTGCTTACGATATACTTGAAACTATTTGTGAGCAATGGGGCATGAGAATAATGCTTAGTGAAGGCTATTTTAGACTATACCAAGTTAATGCTTATGAAGATGAAGCTACTACTAAGTATGAAAGACTATACGAGCGTTCAGCAGGTGGTCAAACTGGTTCATCTGAATTTGATGGCTATTCGGTAGACATTTTTAATACTAACTTTCCTCATCTAGAGGCTGGCGGACAATTTCAATGGTTTGCTCCACTAAAAAACGGATATTTAAAAATGCCGTTTGTTCAGCTTAATATGTTGGATGAAGGCGATTCAATGCCACTTGTTTCTAGTAAATATACTTATTTTCAAAATCTAAGAGATAACATAGTAGGTGGTGCTGGTAAACAATTAAACTTATCAGGAGCTTTAAATTTAAACATTAAACCAATATCATTAGATTTAGATTATACTGTAAGAGTCAGCGTTAAATTAAAAATAGGGAATAATTATTTAAAATATAATTCTATTACAAAAATAGGTCAATGGACTACAAATAGTTTAGATAGGGCAGTATTTGAATATAATTTGGTTAAAAAAGGATGGTCTATTTTAAATTATTCTGTACAAACACCAACTTTACCAACTGGTACTCATAATTTTAATGAATTTGAAATAAAAGTATCAGATATTGTTGGCAAAAGTTTTAGTGGGTCAATGAGAAGTTGGACAGTAGAAGTTTTAACAGCAAGCACTAATTATGAAGTATTGCGTTGTATTGGCAAAAGTTCATTAGTTTACAATCCAAGCAGCACAAATGAAAGCGAACAATATTTTGAATACGTTGGGGGAAACACATCAACGCCTGTAAATAGTTACGATGTAGAATTTGAAGATGCTTTATTTGGCGAAACTCCAGATTCAACCTATCCTGGGCGATTGTTTGTAAGCTCAGACAATGTAATATTTGGACAAAGCACAAGTAAGTGGAAAATAAATGGAGTTGGAACTGCTTTTGACTTTAACATCCTTAGAGTTCGCGAAGTTATGAGTGGGCAGTTTAGACCATGTTTAAAGTATCAAAACTCAATCTTAGGACAATTACTACCACATAACGCTATTGAGTACGCTGGGTTTAGGATGATATACAATGGTGGTACATTTAGCGCAATGAGCGATAAACTAAATGGCGAGTGGTTTGCAGTATCATTGGATAGACCATCATTTGCAGAAATTCAAGGCGCAGTAGCTCAAGCAGGCAACGGTGGTGAAACTTTATTTCAAAGGCAATTTAGCGAAATCGGAATAGGTGTTGAATACGTTAATTCTTATTTAGAAAATACGGCAAGTGGAGTAAAAGTTTATTCGGTAGGTGATAGCATTACAGTTGAATACGTTTCAGGTAACTATTTTTGCGATACGGCAAACCAAACATTTACAATGCCATCAGCTGCGGATATGCTTGTAAATGGCTTCTCAAGCGAGATTTACTTTAAAAACATTTGTAGTGGTAGTAGTGATAAAGTTTACATTATACCAATATCAGGTCAAACAATAGATGGTGAATCATCATTAGAATTAAAACAATTTGAATCAGTTGTAATAATATCAGATGGAAATAATTTATATTTGAAAAGTACACATAAACCAGCATAAAACATGAG